ATGTGTTGATTTATGATAACACTATCACGCAATTGCAAGATAACACAATTGAATTAAACATACAACATTGAGTTGTATGTTTAATTCAATTGTGTTATCTTGCAATTGCGTGATAGTGTTATCATAAATCAACACATTTATTGTACTTTGATTGTGTTATCTTTCTCTTATTGTGTTATGATAATTGAAGGGCTAAAACAGGAGAGCCATGATGAGCAAAGTAAAGATTGGTGAACTTATTAATTCGCTTGTGAAAGAGGTTGAGACAATCGACGCCTCTGATCGCCCGCAGGGTGATAAAACAAAAAAAATTAAAGCAGCGGCAATAAAATATAAAAACGCATTATTTAACGATAAAAGAAAATTCCGTGGGAAAGGTTTATCAAAAAGAATAACAGCAAACACCTTTAATGCTTATATGAGCCGCGCAAGAAAGCGCTTTGATGATAAACTTCATCATAGTTTTGAAAGTAATATAAATAGGTTGTCAGGAAAATATCCTTTATATAGTGAGGAATTATCTTCATGGCTAACTATGCCTGCTGCATCTATTCGCCAGAACATGTCAGCATTGCAAAGTAAATTAAAATCAATAATGCCTTTAGCAGAAGAATTATCAAATTTGAAAATTGGAGCGAAAAATAGTGAGGCAAAAATAACAAAACTTGCGAATAAATATCCTGAGTGGAGTTTTGCTATTAGTGATTTAAACAGTGATAACTGGAAAGATAGTCGGGACTATCTCTATAAGCTATTCCAACAAGGTTCCTCCCTTTTAGAAGAGTTAAACCATCTCAAGGTCAACCATGAGGTGTTGTATCACCTACAGCTCAGTTCTGCTGAGCGAGCGTCTATCCAGCAGCGCTGGGCAGACGTCCTCAGTGAGAAAAAGCGTAGCGTGGTTGTGATTGACTATCCTCGCTATATGCAGGCCATATACGACATCATCAATAAACCATTAGCATCATTCGATTTAACTACTCGTCGTGGTATGGCTCCATTAGCTTTCGCACTTGCCGCATTATCCGGGCGCAGGATGATAGAAATAATGCTTCAGGGTGAGTTTTCTGTCTCTGGAAGATATACAGTTAACTTTATTGGACAAGCTAAAAAACGCTCTGAAGACAAAGGTACATCAAGAAATATATATACACTATGCGATGCAAAGTTATTCGTTAAGTTAGTTTATGAACTTCGCTCCTGTCCTGCTGCTGCCGACTTCAATGAAGTTATTAAAGGGTATGGTGAAAATGACACCCGTTCTGAAAATGCCAGAATTAATGCTATTCTCGCAACAGCTTTTAATCCGTGGGTAAAATCTTTTTTAGGTGATGACCGTCGCGTTTATAAAGATAGCCGCGCTATTTATGCACGTATCGCCTATGAAATGTTTTTCCGCGTCGATCCTCGGTGGAAAAATGTCGATGAAGACGTTTTCTTTATGGAGGTACTCGGTCATGACGACGAGAACACCCAGCTACACTATAAACAGTTTAAATTAGCGAACTTTTCCAGAACCTGGAGGCCGGATGTTGGTGAAGAAAATACCCGGCTTGCTGCTCTACAGAAGCTGGATGAAGAGATGCCAGGCTTCGCCAGAGGTGATGCCGGTATCCGTATTCATGAAGCCGTGAAGCAGCTGGTGGAGCAAGACCCCGATATAAGAATTACCAACAGCACTTTGCGCCCTTATAACTTCAGCACCAGAATGATCTCCCGCTATCTGGAGTTTGCTGCAGATGCTTTAGGCCAGTTCGTGGGCGAAAACGGACAATGGCAACTGAAAACAGAAGCGCCCGCTATCATACTGAATGACGAAGAAACCGTACCGGTGGAAGAGCAGGATGCTGATGAAGAATCCCTGGAAGAAGACGATCTAGATGAGGATGAAATCGACCTAGATGAAAACGACACAGAGGGAACTGAAGATAAGCCTGACGATACCGATGATACCAACTCGGTGGAAAGCAAACCCGCGAAACCAGTATTTAAAGCCCCAAGGGATAACGGTGATGGAACGTTTATGGTGGAGTTTGAATATGATGGTCGCCAGTATGCCTGGAGTGGTGCTGCCGATAATAGGCTGGCAGCAATGCAGCTCGCGTGGGAAACTTATTTTAATAAGATATAGTCAATTAACAGCTAACACGGTATTCTGAACTCGACCAATAGAGCCGCATAACTCAAACTTGAGCGGATCGGTTTTTCCAGTTATGGGCGTATAATCTGGAAAAACTTAAAATGGAATGGTAGGCGTGGAGCCTTGTCACTGGCCGTAAACACTCGCCCCGTCAAACTAAACCCCCCGAAAACCCTAGCGTAAGCTAGGGTTTTTCGTTTTATGGTCAACATATATAAAAGCCACTGGTGTTTACCAGTGGCTCAATTTTAGTGGCCTGTCCCTGCCCGTTCCCTGCAAGAAACGGAAGGATGAGGCGGGAACCGCAGCTGCAACAACAGACATCGCCGTCCCGACTGCAGGGACTTCCCCGCCAGGGCGGGGCATAAACTCGGGCTGGCCAGCCCTATTTATCAGCGACTGCAGGTGCCGCTAATTTTGCAGATAACGCCTCAAGTTTCTCGATGGCCAGCACGAAATGAGCAGGTAAAACCTTTTCCTCCGGCGTACTGATATCGGTGATCGGTAACTCTTTATGGGACATGCTCCGGCGACCGCCACGAACAACATCACGCAATAATTCCCGCTCACAAGCTCTCATGTTCTCCAGCGCGACTTCCGCCGCCGTGAGTATCCTCCGCAGTTCGGCAGCTATCGCTGGGATATCATCAACTGTAATCGGATTGGGCGCCGGGTTTCTGCATGCGCGGCGCAACGCCATCCAAACCCCACTTACCCATGCATTACGGTATTGAAAGCTCTGCGCTATATCGTTAATCAGTCCTCGCAGTTCCTCTTTCTGTCGCCAGTTCAACGGCTCACCAGCGCATTTTGGAACGGGTTCTACATAGCCATATTCACCATTCTTCCGGATAGCTGGCAGCACCTCGTTCGTTACCCACTTGCGGAATCGCCACGCGGTGGTTCCATGCTTTACTGCATCGCGGCAGCGGAGGATCAGGGTGTAGAGGCCGGATTCGTTGATGATATTGGCTTCACCCTGACGACCTATGTTAAACATAGACCGCTCATCATCGTCCAATCGTGCGATAGCCTGCGTAACATTCTGGATATTTAAGGCAGTGCAAATGTCATTTGCCACAAACCACGGCTCACCATCAACCATCACCACGCGTACCGGGTGGTTTTCCTGAAATGAAAATACGGCAAGAGCGCTCATTCTCCCCCCTTATCATTCAGTTGTTCCGACAGGGACAGCGAGCAGCCTCGCGCTTCCTGTGTCAGTTCGCGAGCGACGATAAGGAGTTTGGCAGCCTCCTGCATATATAGCGATGCTTCATAACTGGAGATTGTGCGGTGGACTGATGATACCAGTGCTTCTACTTGCGCCAGGCGCTCGTCAATCAGCTCCAGATGGCCCTGGATATTTAGCTGTACCTGATTCATACGGCTACCCCGCTAACCGGGATACGGGCAGACAGAACGAGCACAAAGCGGCTGGCAAACTGGCGACGGGCTTCCCGTTCGGACGGGGCGATCGTGGTCAGTTGATGAATATGGGATTTTTTATCTGTGCGGACGACTGCCGCGAAAGTGAATTTGAACATGGTGCACACTCCAGTTTGGTTATGGGTGCTACCACCAGAGTTCTCACGCTCTAAGGGGTGGTAGCCCAGACGGGGGTGAGAATACCGGCCCAAACGACACCGGCCAGCCTTTCGGCTGCCCCGCCTGAGCCACCATAATTCAGGTGTGCGCAGGCACTGACACAAAAAAACACGCTGGCGCGTGTTGTGCGCGTTTGGGGATTCGGGTTCTCACGCCCGGCTGCGGATTTTGCCGCAACGCGCTAACTCTACCGTCCAAACGTCACGCACGTCAATAATTTAAGTCAATATTTTACCCTGTGACCAGTCACGGCGACAGGTGTATTTATAGTTTGCTTTACCAATTGATCAGAAGATGATCAGTTGTATGGGGTGGTAGCTCAAATGGGGGTAGGAATACCGGCCAGCGCACAAACCGGCCCGCATTGGGCGAGGCTTTACGCGCAAATTGGTAACTCCACAATATTAGTCAATATCACGGAAATTATAATCATTTGCTCTAAATTATAACTAAACATATTGCAATATAACTAAATTGAGTTATAATTTGTCTCGTGGTTAGGAAATGAGGGAAACAGAGTGCCGGATGTTAAATGGAGTAAAGCGGCAAAAAAACAGCTCTCCCGCATAGATAGCCGCTACCGTGAAACGGTTTTTGACAAGGTTAGCGAGTTAGTTAACTTCCCCGATGTCCAGTTAGATTTAAAGAAGTTGGAAGGCAGTAAAAAGAAAGAATATCGGGTGAGGGTGGGAGTTTACCGGGTGCTGTTCACACTGATAGAAGGCAACCCTACGATAATCGAGATTGACGAGGTAGCACGCAGACAGTCGAAAACGTACTAAGGCGAGGCGGGGAAACCCGCCCAACCCAGTGAGGGGGCTACTCCTCCAATATTTGCGAGAACCTGTGAGAATGAGAAACATACAATTTTTGACCGACGAAAAAGGCGCGAGACAATCCGCCGTGATACCGATTGACCTGTTTAATAAACTGGTGGAAGCCGCCGACCTGGACGAATTCTACGAGGCTGTACCGTTCACCCCAGGCCCTAACGACGACGAGACGATCCCGCATGAGGTCGTAGGATTCCAGATTAAAAAGGGTGTGACATTACAAGCAGCCTGGCGTCTGTATCGCGGCCTGTCACAAGAAGCAGTAGCGGAGGCGCTCGGCATCTCACAAGCAGGTGTAGCGAACATGGAAAAACGCGCTAAACCTCAAAGCGCAACGCTGGAAAAACTCGCTAAACTGTACAATTGCCGCGTTACACAATTGATAGACGACTGATAGTGGAAACGTAATTAAGACCGGGGGCCACCACCTCCGGCCTTTAACACTATCTCAGCCCCGTAATGCGGCTAATGAATTCTCCCACCTTCGATGTTGTCTCAAAACCCATACGTCCACGGATGAGCCACTGAAAAGGGATCGTCAGCAAGTACAGCGGAACGAACCACAAACGGTTCAGGCGCTGCCAGAACGTCGCATCGCGCTGCTCCATCCACTCGGTGTTGTCAACAACCTGATAAGCATACTGCTCTGGCATTCTGGCTGAATCTTCCCAACCTGGTTCCTCACCACACAAGAAATTGCTTATCTGCTTCCAGTTATCAAATCCCTGCTCTTTTAGGCGTTTCTCCAGCTCATACCGGTATAAAACCGGTACCCATCCTCTGCGATAAATCATGATTTAGATGTCCTGTATTTCGGTGCAACTGCCAGCGCCCTTTTCCAGGCAAGGGAATAACTATCAGCTGCTGATAGAGCACTCTCCATCTCCAGCGTGATCTCTTTCGGCACCAGTTGCCAACCAGCTGGTTCCACCGGTAATGGCGTCAGATCCACTTCTTCCAGCCTTTTCTCAAAACACACATCGTCAAAATACTTCTGCTCAACTTTCAACTCAAAGTCATTCAGCGTCATTTCTACAGGTCTGATACCGTAAAGCAGTGTACCTTTATTCATATCAAACCTTTCCGTTCCTTCTTTGGTCCCTGCATCTTCCAGAACAGATTGAGCTATGTCAGAAAAACAAATCGCGGCACACCGAAAATCGGCAAAAGCCCGGTGCTCTCCCCACTCAGTGACGACATAAACAACACGCGTAGGGCCGCTGGCGCGGCGCTTAATTTCGAGATCAATATCTCGCTTAAGCTCGTCCAGTTCGTAGTCATTTAACTTGTTAACGCTAATATCCATCGCCAATCACCCCCACTGGCCATCAGCGAATAAAGCGTTGTACTCCGACAACGGCAGGCGTTCGCCCTCGATGGCAATATTCAGTTCGTAACGTGTCTCCGGGTTTTCTTTATCGGCATCGGCCCAACGTTCAGCAGCTGCTGCAGCAAGACATTCAACCGCCTTCGGGTAGTCCTCTGTTCGAAACCAGCCAAAGTTGATCCCGCCATCAGTCACAGCCCAGGCCACCTTTTTTTCTTCTTCCTGAATAGCCCTGATTCGTGCCTCGCACTCATCGCGGCAGAACTTCAACTGCTCATACTCAAGCTTTTCAACGTATTCAGATATCGACATTTTTCCGATCCCCGTTCATCCGTAATTCCCGATATACCCGCTGCCACATTCGGTAGTTATGCGCAAATGCTTCTCCACGAAATAAGGCCCGACGAACCCTGCTACCCTCCCGAAGAGATAACCTGGTCCGGTAATCAAACCATTGCTGGAAGATAAACAGCACAACCACAACTAACAGCGCCAAACTACCCATAGAACGCCTCCGGCGCTTCGTAGCCGCCTGTAGCCATTCCAGTGATGTATTCGCGCAGTCTCCGCAGTTCGTTGCTGGAGAGGCGATCCATAAACTCTGTGAGGTACAAGGAGGCAAAGGTCATCGCGATGCTGGCTGGCGACCAGGTATTCATTGTGGCCAGCTCATCGTCGGACAGCGCGGTCATCGCCCAGGCCTCCGGAACAGGCACCGGCAACGTGGCCAGAGCCTCAGATATTACTGAATGAGGGGCGTCCAGATTATGCCCGTCTGTGGATCGTGTTTTATGATCCATATATATATTGAGATCCAAACCGTGATCCACTTCGGTGGCCTTCTTATCGGCCTTATGCAATTGCAGGGACAGGCCGTCGTCCTGGCGATTCTCCAGAATTTCCATCATGAACGCTGCCGACTCTGGATCAACAAAGCGGATGGTTGGGCGCTTGTCTCCCTCCCTGGCGCGGCGCTTGTCGGTCTTCAGGCCGAGTGATTCGCAAATGTTTTTAAACAGCGCCTCCGGGACCTTTGGCTTGCCTTTCGGTGTCATAAAGCCACCAATGCGCAGGACGTTGTTTAACAGGTCGCGCCGTTCGTCTGTCATGAGTTTATCCCTGGCATACTTCATCCGCGCCTGGGTGGCCTCTCCGGTCATTGTCTCCGGGTCGATACCGCAGTCGATGAAATACTGGCGTAGTGCTGAGGATTTCAGCGCGTAGAACCCGCGCATGCCGACTTCGACGGCAGGCGTTGCTTTCACTTTGTAGTCGGTAATACCCGGATGCTTGGCCTGGAATGCTTCATCCGCCTGCTCACGCGTCATGGCCGTGACAACAAAATATTGCCACTGGCCTGTCTGTTTAAAGGCGTAGGTAAAGTTGATCGCCGATTCCTCGCGGTCATAGCGTCGTGCCGTGACCTCATCGAGCAGCATGGTTTCGTAGCGGCGAACTTTATCCCGAGCGCCGTCGAAGTAGAATTTCAGGTTGTCTTCGTTAACCGGAATTTTTAACTCGTTCTCAATGTCCCAGCGGACCAGTTTTGCCTGCTCCTCCAGCGTCAGCGCCCGTTTTTTCAGGATTTCCTCGCGTTCTGATTCGTCGGGTGTCTCGATATTCAGATGCAGATCCAGCGTTTGTTCCCATACTATTTCCCTGGCCTCCTTACGCAGCTCCTTGCCGATGGAGTTCGCCAGTTCGTCGGATGCCAGCGGGGAAACTTTGTAGCCGTCGCTGTGCATGATGCAGATCATATTGCTGGCGTAGTCATTACGCGCCGAGGCTTCTATTGCTGCAGCCTTGATTTTCATTCTGGTGAAATCGGTGTTGGCCACCCCCATTGAAATGCGGTCGCCGTCAAACACAACGTCCGTCACTTCGCCGTTCATACCGGCAGTGGCCAGCAGCGCCTGGGCGAAAGCGCGTTCGATTTTTTTCGGGTCTGTCTCGCGTTTTGCGCGGACCTTATCAAAGCCGATAATGAATTCTTTAGCGGTACGGTCGCGGCGCAACATCTGGATTGCATCGCTGGGGACCACTTCGCCGCAGAACATGCCGAAGTGGCGATCGAAGTGCTTTTGTTCAATGGATACGCCAGAGGATATGGATGGGCTGTAAATCAGGCCATCGTATTTTTTGACCATCTGTTTTGGCTTATTGGTGAACGCTTCAACTTCCGGCTCCGGTTTACTTTTCTGGTTCACACAAAGGAATTTTTTCTCCGGATAACGCTGGCGCAGCGTGGCCGTCACGTCCTCCGCAAATGTCGAACTGTCGGTCGCCAGCATGATTTTTTCACCGAGTTCCACCGCCTTTATAACCTCGGTCATAATGCGATCCTTCTCGGTATAGAAAACGCGGATAGGTTCTCCGGTTTCGCGGTTGCGAACGTCGACCGGCAATTCGATAACATGAATCTGCAGCCATGCTGGCAGGCCCATTTCCTCGCGGCGTTTCATTGCCAGTTCTGCCAGGTCAACCAGCAGGTCGTTGGCATCGGCATCCACCATAATGGGGTGCAATTCTGTTCTGGCCAGCGCGTCGATTAGGGTATTGAAAACGGCAACCGGGTTTTCCATCGCCTTACCTGAAAGAATGGCGCGTAGCCCTTGCGTGGCTTCATCAAATCCAAAATAGTCGTGCTGGCGCATCAATGGCTGCCAGCAGCCTTTGACGATGGAGTTTATGCAGATAGTCAGCTTATTAGCGTATGGGGCCATTTCCTGATAACCAGGATCCTGATAATGCAGAATGTCAGCTTTTGCGCCTTTCTTCTCTGTCATCATTTCCCATAAGCCACCGATAAGGCTTACCCGGTGAGCCACGGAAACGCCACGGTCCGCGTCATGCATCAATGGGCGTAACAGGCCTGTCGATTTGCCCGAACCCATGCCGGCACGAACAATCACGATCCCCTGCAGCTGTTGCACGTACTGCAGAACCTCTTCGGTCATGACTGACGTTTCAAAGCGCTTATACGTGATGTGCTGGGGCCGTTTATTTGGATCGGTAATGCGGTCACTGAAGGAACGCGGAGCCTGCGCGGTGCGGCATTTACGGTTAAGGCGACGGGCAATGTGGTCTTTTATCGTCGCGCGGTAAACGCTCTCCAGATCCATTTCACGCAGAACGATACAGAACATTTTAAACAGGTCCGATGGGCTGTTCGGCACCGGGCATGTAAGCATGCCGATATCCACCGCCTGCAGCAACTCTTTCGCGAACGTTCGACGGTTGTCCCGTTTAATGGTTTTCAGCTTGTTAAGCGTGAGCGTAAGTAAATCAGTGCTGGTACTCAGGCGGTTTGCTTTGCCGAACAACTGGCGGGCAGTTTCCCGCAGGCCGCGTAATTTGTGCAGGTCGTTGAAGTCGCTGCACTCCAGCTGGGGATCATCTTCGAAAATGGGGTAAACGCATTTTATGCCGTTAAATTTAGCGATGATTTCGTAGCCAGTGCGCAGGCCTGTGTTGCCTTTCCCTTCCGCTGATGATTTGCGGTCATTATCCAGTGTGCAGGTAATTTTTGCGGCCGGGTACAGGTTCACCAACTGCTCGACCACATGAATCATGTTGTTTGCCGATACGGCGACAACTACAGCATCAAAGCGCTTATTCGGATCCTTTCTGGTCGCCAGCCATACCGATGCGCCTGTTGCAAAGCCTTCGGCTACCGCAATATTTTGCGCGCCTTTCAGGTCGCCAATAACGAAACAGGAACCGACGAAATCACCGGTTGTGACGGCGTTGGTCTGAAACTTGCCGCCCCGCTTATCAATACGCTGCCAGCCGACTATTTGCCCGTCTTTGCGCCCGTCCAGATGGGACAGAGGGATAGCCATGTAAGTGGTTGGGCCGCTGCTCCATCTTGCGCTATCGTGACTGGTCACGCGCCGTACATCACACGCACTAAATACGTCACGAATTCCCTTTTTAACAGCGTAAGGCCATGAACCGTCCTCAGCCGGTGCATGTTCCCATGCATGATGGAATGCAAGCCAGCCAAGCAAACGCTCATGGTCTAATTGGTTGTTTCGTAAGTCATTAATGTGTTTTTGTTCGGCGCGGCGTCGGCGGGCTTCTGCCTGGCGTTCGATGCGGGCGCGTTCTTCTGCTGGTTGTGCGACCACGGTCGCATGATTTTTTTGCTGGTCGCGGCGGTATTCGGAGAAAAGGAAGGAAAATCCACTCCATGAACCTGCATCACTACCCTTCTGAACAAAGTTTATAAAGGGGTAGCTAATGCCGTCTTTGCTGTGTTCCAGGCGTGAATAGATTTCAACGCGGCCTTTGAGGCTCTTTTCCAGTGCTTCTGGCGAAGGGCCATTATAGGTGGAATAGCGTTCCTGTCCGCCGCGCGGATTCAACTGGATGTTATCAGCACAGGCTGGCCAGTTAATGCCAGCCATCTTTGCCAGCTCTGTTAGCTCATCCCGTGCAGCTTCAAGCAATGAGAACGGATCGCTGCCAAAGCGATCCGCATAGAATTCTTGTAAGGTCATTTTTTAGCCTTTCCATGCGAATTATGTTTTTTTCGGGTTGAAAAAATCCGCAGGAGCAGCCACAATAAACGCACGATCTTCTGAAGGATGCGGTGCTGGTTTTGTGGGTGCTGCTCCTGAAAAAGGCCCGAGTTTGCCGACTCGGGTTTTTTTTCGTCTTTTTTTCGGCTGCCGCAATCTGATTCAACCGCGATACATTATAGACCGCATTAAAACAGATTTATAGGCAGCAATAAACCCCGTTATTCTTTCATCTACCCTCTACCATGAAAGATTTGATCGTACCTACGACCTGATGCACGAATTGAAGATCACTTTTATCATGTATAACCCGTTGAGAGTTAGCGCTATCTAAGTAGTAGCGCTCATCGTCGAAACGGGCTAATCGCTGAATTGTGATCTCGCCGTTGTTTTCGCAAACTAATACATCCTCACCCGGTACCGGAGTAAGGGTTGAGTCAACCAGGATTACATCGCCTGGCTGATAGTTTCGCTGAACCTGGTTCCCTATCGTTAACGCATACACGGTATTCCGCTGGCTAACGAACGGCAGGAATCGTTCTGTGCTGGCAGGTTCTCCTGGCTGCCAGTCTTTATCCGGACCACTCTCTGTCGTACCAATAACAGGAACGCGGTCTGGATCAGATTCAGTGCCATACAGTATCCATTGCACGGGTTTGCGCAGGCATTTCGCCAGGGCCAGCCCGATTTCCAGCGACGGCATAACGTCGCCACGTTCTAAGTTTTGGACGCCAGGAAGAGAGATTCCCACACTTTCTGCTACCTGCTTCAGTGTCAGCTTCAGCTCTAAACGGCGTGCTTTCAGTCGTTCGCCTCGTGTTTTCATACTGTTAATCATAAATGATCTGTTTATAGCTGGCTATAAAATTTATAAATTATACCTGGCTTTAATTTGAAGTTATTGGTTATAATAATTTTATGAGGCCAGAAGAACTTATCCGCCACTTTGGCGATGTTGAAAAAGCTGCTGAAGGCGTGGGTGTGACACCTTGCGCGGTCTACCAATGGCTGGCCGCTGGAGTCATCCCCCCCCTTCGGCAAAGCGATATAGAAGTCCGGACGGCTTATCAACTGAAAAGTGATTTCACTGTTCGTCGTGTTGGTAAGAAAGGTGATGGTCATGGAGCTGAATAACATACGCATTTGGGTATCTACGGCTCTTTCCGACATTCACTACCTCCAACGCGGCATCCTTGAGGTTCAGTTAGAGCAGCTGCGTCTTGCCAGTTCTGACAGATTCACTGATAAGCCGACCAGAACAATCAGTATAGGAGAGAGTGAAGTCTATGAAATATCTGTTCCTGCCGATCCGGTTCGTTTTCACGTTGGGAAAACATTTAAGCAATCCTCAATGCTGCTGACTGAATTAGATTTTTCTACCACCAGCTGGCGCAGAGCTATTGGGCAGTTAAACCGAGAGGAAACAGCATGGTTATATTATTGCTATGGCTGTAAACCTGATTACAACAACGACGTGATTATTTGCCAGTGGCTATGGCTTGATTTTTTAGTTGCCCATTCGAAGTCCGGATTTAAAAAGATGAAAACGGCAACTAAAAAAAACATGTGGAAATTGACGTATAACAGTATTCAGGAAGTTAAAGCCGAAATTATCCGCAATGAACCTCCAGACGAAAAATACGAGGATGAGCATTTTAGTTATTTGCTCAATATATCGGTTGATAGCTGGAGAAAAGATTACAAAAAACGCTGGTCATTATTGAAATCACGATGCCTTTATCTGAATAAAACCGCATTACTTAATGCGGCGGAGAAACGTAGTGAAATCATTAACCGCAATAGGACAGGAAGTTCCGACCTGCTTGTGCCAGCAGATTATGCACAGGAAACCAGGTAGGCCAGAGCTTAGGTATGCAGGTATCCGGAAGGAGTTCATCATCTGGTGCCCTACCTGTAACTATCATACCCATCCGGACACGAACCGACAGGCAGTTATCACAGAGTGGTATTTGTCTAATCAGCCAGGAAATAAGCATATAGAAAAAATATGGCTTAGACGCTATATGGAAATCAGAGAGGGTGCGACCACGGTCGCACAGGATGATAATGAAAACACCATTTAAGCAAGGCCCCATGTCTTTTCAAGACGCCGAAGATATTTCCAGAATTTACAGAAAGAAAGGCCATGAAGTTGTTATCGCTGATTCTTTCGATAAAAAAGGTGAATATTTTGTTTATGTTCACCTGCCTGAGTTAAGAAAAGAGCCTGTTCCGTCACGGACATTTCAACAAAAAATTTGGGAGTAATCATGTTTAATACGCAAAAGAAGATTTTAAGCATAATTATGGAAAAGTGGATTAATGGCAGTTATGTCATTATCGACACTGAAACTACGGGGCTTAAAGTTGATGATGAAATCATTGAAATAGCAATTATTAATATGCGTGGTGATGTATTACTTAACACGCTTGTTAAGCCTGTTAATCCGATCCCTCCTGAAACGACAAAAATTAACAATATCACCAATGAAATGGTTGCCAGCGCGCCTGTATGGCGTGATGTGTTTCCTGTGGTGAAAGATATCATTTCAAACTATAAGTGGCTGGCCTGGAATTCTCGCTTCGATGCCCGAATGATGGTCCAGACCTGTGAAAAAGCCGGTGTTTTTGCAGGTATGACGCCCTTATCCATTTCCTCAATAGCTACGGCTATCCATACCAGCCACATCGACGCAAAAGCGACTTATGACCAGTGGTACGGTGAATTTGACAGCAAGCGGAATAACTTCAAACGGCAAAGCCTGGCCACCGCTGCAGCACGTCACAATGTGTCAGTTAAAGGCGCACACAGGGCGCTGGCCGACTGCCTGATGGTTCTTGGTGTTTTGAATACTGTATGCCAGCCCCAGGATAGCCGGGAGACAGCAGAATGAGCAAATCACCAAAAGAGTTGTACGCGGTTCCTGAGTGGATGCGCAAATTCCTCCCAATTTTCCAGAATACTGGCGGTAATGATGTTGAGACATTGTTGCACGATGAAGACACCAACATGTTCGCCAACAGCATTCGTTACATGTTTATTGTGTCTGCCCGTTCTCAGTTCGTACTACTGATGGATATGCATAAGAAAGGCTTAATCCCAGAAGCGTTGGCGGTTAACTTGCCAAAACGAAGCGTTGGTGAAGTTATGCACATGAATGGATTCAGCCGGGATTATGCCGAGGGTTGGTGTGCCGGTAATGATAATGCAATACATGAAATCCGTTCCGCTGGCATTGGCGTAAAGGGGGAATGATGGCAGATGTTAGCAATGGTCCTGTTTCAACGCTACCAGGCCATTCTTCCGAAGTGCCGGTGGGTACTAAATGCGATGAGCATCCTGATCGAGATGCCGTTCGTCGTGTTCAGGGGGAAACAGATTCGTTTGGTTGTGAATATCACGACATGTGCCAGGAATGCCACGATGAATACGTTCGTGAAACCAATAGCGCCGACTATTCAGGTAAATGCAACTGGTGCGGTAAACACGCCGAACGCTTAATCCCTCACAGGGATATCGAAGAAGGGAGCCACGGTCGCGTCTATGAGGTGTGCAAACCCTGTATTGATGCCGAACGCCAGCGCTGGGAGGAAGAAGATGAAGAAAGATGGTGAACAAATTCAACAATACGATGAGAGAAAAGACCTTCACCTTTGGTTTGGCTTGTCATATGCAGCATTTCTCGTGATGCCGCGTGTTGCAATGATGCAAATGCCGGAAGATTGGCAGGAGAAAATGGCCGAATTGCTCAATCAGTATGATGAAACCATTGATACAGCAGCATTTGGCGTGAATGGTTGCCGAGTTAATGCGTTAACTGGCGACGGAAAGTTAATGAAAATGCCGGAAGAGTTATTGAATTACCGCCACCCACAGCCGGAAACGATAGCTGCGCTTTTACTGCCAAAAGGTGAGGTCTAACCCATGACAACCAATAACAGGCTAACCGAAGGACAACTACTTTTTCGACTGCAAGATTTTTACGGAGCAGAACAGGATGCTTTAAAAATTGGAGACTATGAGTTCGCACAGGAATGCTCAGATATTGTGAGTGTTATCCGCGAGCTGCAGGAGCGCCGTAAATTCGATCAGGCAAAACTAATCAATAAATTCTATGAACGGTATCCCTTAGATACGTTCAAGAGCGATAGCGAACGCGCGGAGGCATTGGGCTATTACATGGCTGGCGCTGAATTGCAGCGTTGCGGGGAATTTATCGTTTATGAGGATGCCAACTGTGATGAATAACAAACTAACAGACGAGCGCGTGAATCACTATGCGGAGCATGGATTTATCTGCGGGTATAACCGTCGAGATATTCAAATGATGGCAGTTGAGCTACAGCAACGTCGCCAAGCCGATAAAAATTGCTTTATGTATGGCATTGCCGACCCCGATGGTAAGCCATACCTGGATGAGTTTTGCGTATCGAGCGATCTGGGATTAATGGAAGATGAAGTGTCGGCGCTGAATGATACCTTTGAAACTGACGGTTATCGCGTCGTGGCGCTGTATACCGTATTACCACTAACTGATAACGAACGCGAAGAACTGCAGAAGTGTCGCCAGTTTGATTTGCGTGAAAAAGTTCGCGCCGATCATGCTGCGTGGGCGGATAAAACTTTCGGCAGCATAGGCCCTGTTGGGCCACTAAAACACCTCTCTAAAGAAGCGCTGGAAGCCGCAGCTGCTCCCGGCGACTTTAGCGAATGGGCTGATATGCAATTCCTGTTATGGGATGCGCAACGTCGTGCCGGTATCAGTGACGAGCAGATCACCCAAGCAATGATTGAAAAGCTGGTTGTGAACAAGGCTCGCAGGTGGCCGGAACCGAAAGATGGTGAGCCGCGTCTGCATATCAAAGAGGTGGCAAAATGACCACTATTACCAAAGAACGGACTCAGAAAATTATTGATGCTGCCGACGAGGTTATCACTGCACTGGCTGGCACAAATGAGGATGTTCACCCTGAAAGCGACAACATGCTCCGCCTGTGGGATGACCTGAATGACCGTTACGCACCGCCTGAAGTTGTGCGTGAGCTGGCGCGTATCGCGCTGGCATCGCTGGAGGCTGCATCCCGATCAACAACTTCATACCCTGAAAAGCTGCCATGCCCTGTGTTTCTGGAGCCTGGGTTACGGTTTGGTAAAGGGGTTACAACGTCACTCATACTGGGCGCTCTACAGCGCCGCGCAGAATACAGCGCCGAGCTTGACGCTATGACGCCAGAGCAACGAGCAGAGCATGATGCTGGTATTGCTGAGTTTAAAGCGATGCTTGGACAGCCGATCATAACGGATAACGTTGATTTGATAACGGATATGAGTGGATGTAGACAAGCAGCGCACCGAGCTAAGTTGTGCTGGGCCGCGATGATTGCGGCAGTACCGACAAAGGAGGGAGCCTGATGGCCATGACCCCAGCAGAACGGCAGAAGCTACGCCGTGAGAGATTAAAGAAATCTGGTACCAGCCGACGCGACTGGATCCTTGAACCAGAAGAACTTCGAATGTTAGCTGATATTTGTGCACAGCGCCGTCCGGGCAGAACCCCATATTCCGAAAATGAGGTTATTGGGTTACTGATTAGGAAAAACTACAAAGAACTTCAGAAAACCTTGTCCGGATCCTGCCAGCGATGCGGTCAGAAGTTTCCAATATCTGAATGTATTTGTGACGGTGATGGTTCATGTGCGTTAACGACAACCCGTCTGAAACTCGCTATTAAAGCGTGACTGGTCACGGAGTATTAAAAAATGGATAAGGTGACATTACTTTTAGACAAGCTACAGCAACGAACTAAAAGCAGCCTGGCCAGTGGCGGTGATGGCTTTGTTTTTGCGTCAATGCTGGCGTTTGATGTAGGTCTGAACACGAGGACAATACGGGGGATACTGGATGCCGAAGTATCTCGTGGTGCTCTTGAAAAGAAAGAACGGGGTACAGGTCGCGCACATAAATATCGGGCAATTCAGTGAGTTGAATCAATTTTTTTTTGAAATGTAGCTATATTGTTTGCGAAGATGACTGTATTTTTATACAGTATAAATAATGTTGGTAAGGATAATGGTAGACAATTCGATGGCAGAAATGGTCGTATCAGGTTGTGAAAAATTGGATGCCCAACTAAGCGATCTCGACGCTGTTCTTGATATGGTTAGTATCGCGATAGCATCGCCAGAGGTCAGCCTGCATCTTAGGGAAGTTAACCGTATGCTCCACATGTCCCGCAGGATGGTGAATACGTGTCGGGATTTGAATGCAGCTGAAGGAAGATCCACCCAACCAATTAAATAAAAGAAAAAGGTGAGAATGTTCTCACCTTTTTTTCATTCCGGTCCTGTCACTGCCGTGCAGCGGCAACAGACACGCCGATATTTTTGTTTAGCTGATGCAAGGCCAGCTCAATAGTTTCGGCCTTTGAAGAGTGCTCGACGTCCAGCAGGCGATCAATCTGAGTCCCACTTTTCCCCAGCTTGCGGGCCAGCTCGGCTTTGCGCGTTCCCGTTTCAATCATGGCGTTGTGTAGTGCCGCTTTCATTGCGGGGAGAACGGGAAGATAAACAACGTACTCCCCTTCTTGCGGTTCGCTACCTTGTGGAACGGGGCGTCGTTCTTCAATCTCAATAGCAACCGCAGCTACTAAGCCATAACTTGCCTCAAGCAGCGCTTCTTCTACGGAATAGCCTACAGAGTTCATCAGGGGTAAATCTCTGCAGGAGACTATATACGCACCGGTATCAGTGTCGTATTCCAATTTTACCGGGTAGTTGAACATACAGATCCCCTCACGCGTGTTGTTGCTGAAAAAGGCTGGGGCTTAAAGCCCCAGGTCCTTCATTATTTTTTTCCTTAGTGGTTCCGGCATTTCTTTAGAACCGTGGTCCGGAAAAATTGACCTCATTCCGTTCAAACTGACCTTTTGGTGGCTTCCGCCTCCTGGTGCCTTTTTGAACTCGGCCCCCTGCTGAACTAGCCAGCGTCTGAACTCCGAATATTTCACAAGCTTCCTTATGTAACTTCTTCTTCGTGGGCAAAACAATAATAACATACAAGATGAAAAACACAACAAATAAATATAAAAAAACATCATAAATGTGTATAAAAAGACTGGATGTGTTTAGCGATGAGAGTTACAGTTCGTGTCATTGAAGCAAAGCAATAACCGATAACCAAATGAATTTAGAGGGAATTATGAATTATCAAGGCAACGAAAAAATGCGACAGGACGCGGCAGATATCTCCAACGAACTGCATGAACTCTGGCAGAAAGTAAAGCGGTTTGAACGTGAATACAGTTTTAACAGCGAGAACTTAACCGACCGCCTGGCAGGCCGACTGATAGGAACAATGGAACCGAAATTAGCCGACTTAAACCGCTTTATGGCCGATGTTGATTACCAGTTTGAAGATTAAGGAGAGGTATCATGAACGTTAAAAAAATTCGCGAGACAATGACAGAGGCGGCTTTAAGTGTTGAGGGGGTTATGCGGGGCCACCCTCGCATTTCCCTGCCAGAATTAAGCGAAGCCTGCGGTATTAGCACATCTTCTGTAGAGTTGATTGTAGAGCAAATGGTTATTTTTGGAGTTGCACAGCGCGGTGCTTTCGGGCGTTATTCCCTGACGACAGAATATAAAAACGGGAAGTTTTGAAAATCGTGCGACCACGGTCGCACGAAGTAAAAACGAAAAAGGTTGGCAAAATAGCCTTTTTTAGGTATCGTTTTTCTAAGTTGGGATTTTTACGCCTGACTACCAATAACCGCCGCTAGGCGGTTTTTTTGTGCCTGAAAAAAGTGGGCGCGGGATAAGTTGCAGCTCATCCCGCAGTAAACCCATAACCTAGCTATAGGCTAAACCTTAAGCCCACCCGCGATGCGCATCGCTGGGTTAGCTTACCCAGGCGAAACCATAATAGCCATGTCAAAAACCGTTAATATCAAGGAAGCGCAGCTCGTTTGCGCAGATTCTCTGCATTTCATTAAAACCATCCCCGATAACTCAGTTAACCTGATTGCAACCGACCCACCTTATTTCGGCGTAAAGGCGAATTCATGGGATAACCAGTGGGAAAGCGATGCTGATTTCCTGGGATGGCTTGATGAGTTTCTGGCAGAGTTCTGGCGAATATTGGCCCCCAATGGAAGCCTCTATATGTTCACTGGCTCACGGCTTGCGTCCAATATCGAAATTCTTACTCGTAACCGTTTTAATGTGTTGAACCATATCACTTGGGCAAAGCCTAGTGGTGTCTGGAAGCGATGCCACAAAGAAGATCTACGCGGTTATTTTCCTGCAACTGAACGCATTATCTTTGCTGAGCATTATGGCGCATCTGGTTATGCGAAAGGCCAGTCTGGATATGCGAGTAAGTGTGCAGACCTGCAGAGAGATATTTTCTCACCGCTTATTGAGTTGTTTGCATCGGCTCGTCGTCAGCTGAGTATATCGGCAGCTGATATCAATGCTGCTACGGGAAAACAAATGTGTTCGCACTGGTTTTCTTCGTCGCAGTGGCGACTGCCGGCGCTGGCTGATTTCAATAAGCTGCAGGAGTTGTTTCAGCGCCGCGCAGATTCGCTGGGTGTCCCTTGCCCTCCTCCGTTTGATGTTGGATATGGTGAACACCAGCAACATTACGCAGACCTGAAGCAGCGCTATGAGGCTGTCAAACTTCAGTATGGCGACCTTAAAGCACAATACGAAAACCTGCGGCGTCCGTTCTCTGTAACCGCTGATGTTCCCTATACCGATGTTTGGGAGTTTCCTCCGGTACAGTATTACCCTGGAAAGCATCCATGTGAGAAACCGGCAGCGTTGATGGAGCACATCATCAAAAGCAGTTCTCGCCCTGGCGATGTTGTTGCTGATTTCTTTATGGGATCCGGCTCAACAGTAAAAGCTGCGCTAAAGCTGGGCAGGAAAGCTATCGGCGTTGAACTTGAAGAGGAGCGATTCCTTCAGACGGTTAACGAGATAGAAAAACTTTAACCAACCAACAGCCTCGCTTAGTGCGGGGCTTTTTATTGCCCGCCGCGCGGGATGGCGGAGCTATGACAACGGCAATTGAGTATACAAATCCCGATCTCTGGCTGGTCTTGCTCATGTTGATTGCTGGGGCGATTTCCAGCGCCCTGCTCTCTGATACCCCCATTAACATGCGCCGGCTTCTTGGTGATGTTCTCCGGGGAATTATCGTCGCCATCCTTCTTTGGTCCTACGGTGCGCTGGGCAACTTTTCCATTTTAAAAGTAATCACCATTGCTGGTCTGTCAGCTATTGCATGGCCACATACCGTCAATGAAATCACGGGTTTTGCGAAACGAACAATCAGCCGGATATTCGGCGGGAGGAACAAACGATGAATTATGGACTGGCAAATAAACGGGATGCGGTCCTGTTTGCTGAGGCTGTATGTAACGTTATCGGAGGCGGTAAAAATAACAGCGCTGTTTTGCTCTGCGTCGAAACAGCCGCAGCCGAAACGTTATTGGGTGACTTTAAAGACCCGACACCAAACGGTGCAGGAACAGGGCTAACGCAAGTCGATTTTGGAACCTTTGAATGGCTTCGCGATAAATATAAAAACAGCCGTTATTCCAGTGTTCTCTTAAAAGAATTCGGCGTTGATTTAGGCCGAACGGTGTATCAGGAACTTAAAACATCGCCGCTGCTGGCCATGCTCTTTTGTCGTTTACGTTATCTGGCAGTTTCCGAACCTATCCCACAGACCAGAGAAGGCAGAGCCGCCTACTGGAAAAAGTATTACAACACTTCTGCAGGCAAAGGTACGCCGCAGGATTATCTCAATAAATGCCAACGTGCAGGCGTTGATGCGCTGTTCACGTAGTGAGCCGTAAGGAGTGACTATGAAAAGTTTAAAACGAATGGCTAAAGCATGGCTACTGATGAACGTTACTTTCGCCCTGCTCGTTATGGCCACACAGCCGGCACTGGCCAGCGATAGTCTTGATCTGGATTCCATCATTAATGCCCTGCCAGCGGGCTGGGGAAGTGTAGTAGCAGGTGTATTTATTGTGCTATATGCGGTGGCGCAGCTGCGTGCCGTTCTCCCCCCTTCTGTTACCAGCAAAATCCCGACAGTGATTATGAAAATCCTTGATTTTGTTGCAGCGAACTATGCCCACGCCCGTAATGCTGATGCGGTAAGCAAAGCAGCTAAGGAGGCAGCAAAGGCGGAGGGACCATCTGATGATGAGTATCGTGTGATGGTAGAGACAGCAAAGAACAAGGGGGAACTACGTGGAAGCCGCATTGAGAGCGCTGGCGATTATCCTGGAGATGATAGGCCAGGCAGTAAAAGCACGAAGTGAAGATGAGCGACAGCAGAGGATAGATTATGCGCGGAATAATCCCGCTGATTATCTGCGTCGTTTTGGCAGGGTGCGGGATGTCTCCCGCACTCACTCCGATGCTGACGCCGACGCAATGCGCAGCGGAAAAACCGACGATTGATATTGTTCATATAGATGGATACTTCGTTATATCTGATGATGATATGGGAAAGTTGACCGGATATATTGCCGCACTTGAATCTGGCTGCGTTGCTCCTAAATGACAACCAAATTTTAGAGCAGAAAATGAAAGTTTATATCTCTGGTCCTATGACCGGGTTGGATAATTTTAATCGTGATGCTTTCAATAAAGAGGCGGACCGCCTTTCTCGTCATGGCCATACGGTATTAAATCCGGCAATGCTGCCGAATGGCCTGGAACAACGTGAATATATGGATATTTGCTTCGCGATGCTCCGTTGTGCTGATGCCATTCTTTTGTTACCCGGTTGGAAGACCTCAGCAGGTGCAACTGCTGAATATCACTATGCGTACAAAATGGAGCTACCGGTTTATTCAACACAGAAATATCCTCCGGTAGCAGTAAAATAATAAAGGGAATAATGAGCGCGTTTTACAATGAAATAGATGGATACCCAGCAACCTGGCTAAATAACTTGATCGCAAATGGTTTAATTGCCGATGGTGTTGTTGATGAGCGTTCAATTGTCGAAATAGTTTCTTCGGATGTTATTGGAAAAACGCAGTGTCATTGGTTTGCCGGGATTGGTGTCTGGAGCTATGCGCTGCGTTTAGCGGGCTGGCCTGATAGCCGCCCTGTATGGACAGCAAGCCTACCCTGTCAGCCCTGGAGTTCTGCGGGGAAAGGAGGAAAATTTGAAGACGAGCGACATCTCTGGCCTGTGTTTTTCCGACTCGTTAAAGAGTGCCGCCCTCCAGTCATATTTGGTGAACAGGTTTCAAGCAAGGACGGACTCGAGTGGTTCTCAGCTGTACAAGCTGACCTGGAAAATGCGGGATATGCCGTTGCGGCGGTTGATACATGCGCAGCGAGCGTCGGTGCGCCGCACATCAGGCAACGACTTTTCTGGATGGCCTACTTGCCTAGCGAAAGCAGCTGGACCGGATTATGCAATACAAAATCGAAAGGGGTCAGGCGGTATCAGCTTGGCAACAGCATCAGCATTGGCGGGCTGGAACACCCCAACAGCCAGCGACAGCAAAGGCGGCTATGTAGGCGGGAGGATCCGGAACGGGAAATTATCTACCGACCGCCTGGATGTAACCTCGCAACTGGCCAGCTGGCCAGAGAACAAAGAACTGCAGAACCTATTGCAGACATTAACCATCCCTTACGGCCCATGCCGGTTGACTCATTCTGGCGAGATACTGACTGGCTCTTCTGCCAGGATGGAAAGTGGAGGCCAGTTGAACCCACATCATTCCCGTTGGCTCATGGGATTGCCGGTAGAGTGGGCCAACTGCGCGCCTATGGCAACGCGATAGTAGCACCATTAGCCGCAGCATTTATTTCCTCAGCAAGCAGCGCCATTCAGGCATTCGAATCTGATTTAAAGAGTGCGGACAGCAGTCAATAACGCACCAACTAAAAGTAGTGTTCCGCTTCCGTGCGACCACGGTCGCACGCTTTTTTCTTCTCATCAGAATATCTACGAAACTCTCGTTATCAGGCCGGACAGGCGTCTACATACGTAGTCCGCCCGTTCCCTTTAAAAATGGAAAAGCCAATGAAAGCCAAAGAATTTTTGAATAGCCATCAACTTGTAGTTATCAGCGATTTTATAAAAAGCATTGAGGATGTCCCTGCAGATAAATGGCTACATGACTTTATGCAGGAAGAGTTAGCCTTCTTGATTAAGCAAGGAACGACGCTGGCCAATCATGATGATTATGTATCTCTTGATATGGTTCGCAGTTCTACATGGTTAATGGCTATTTACAGAGCCTACTCAGGTTCGTACCCCGCAACATTGGTCCAGAAACCGTCCGATATTATTCAGGAATGGAGCGTTAAAAAAGAAGCCAACCAGTATACAGTCACTATGGGAATAGCGATCGACACCAGCGACGCACAGGCCGCACTTGCAGCGCTTGAAGAACAAATACAGTCAAGTTCAGCACTTAAAGTTTTATCTGGTGCTATTCGTGACGGAGCAGAACCTTATTACGGAGTCGCAACTGTATGCTCCACTGACAGCAGAGGAAGCATTGAACTGCAAACGTTGAGCACTGTACTTGAGAATACCCTACACACCGTTTCACCCAATATGGCTTCTTCTACGGCGGTTGAGTTAGCTCAGGCCGTGAAAGCAGCATTTGATGTGCTGGAAAATAAGAATGCCACCACGCGCTAAACGCCCTTGTCGACACAAAGGATGCGCGGCAATAACTAATGATGCCAGTGGATACTGTGAACAACACAGGCAGCAGCATGCCGGTGATGGCTGGCGTAACTATCAGGCAGGTAAGAGCAGGCAGGAACGTGGATACGGTCGGCCCTGGGAAATCATACGGGCGCGTATCCTACAGCGTGATCAATATCTGTGTCAGAACCATCGCCGGCAGAAGATAGCGAAGAAAGCGACCAGCGTTGACCACATCATCCCAAAAGCTCATGGCGGTACTGATGACGATTCCAATCTTGAGTCGTTGTGCTGGGAATGCCACAGAGCGAAGACGGCAAGAGAGCGTATCCGATGAGTTATACCCATTGCACATACTGTGGTTCACGGCTTCATACATACGCGAACTGCCCTAAAACATGGGGTGGTTCCTCCCGCCGCGCCAACCTGCGCTGCGGCTATTGTGGGCAGTCAGGGCATAACTCCAATGCCTGTCCACACAATGCAAGCAGCGGTCGTCGTCGCAACCTGAATGATGACTTCCATCTTGATTGATGCCGGCACAGGCCAGGGGGTAGGGGGGGTAAAATCCCTGACCCCTTTCGCGCTTCAGGACTGCCGCTCCCGGTAGTTTTTTGCGCGTGTGAAATAAAAACTTTTTTTTGCTGCTTTTTTTTCAGGTGTTGGGTATGGGAACAGGAATGCGTTCACCCGGTGGGGGACGGAAATCTAGCAACACTGGATCACAGGTCAGTTCTGTTACTCGTGCGGTCACCCCTCCGGATGAGTTACTCGGTGATATGGCTGTTGATGCCTGGCGTCGTACATGCCGAATCCTTATCGACCGTGGTACGTTTGAAATGGAGGACTGCTATTTGCTGATGGAATACTGCAACACGGTTCAGCTCCTGTTCGATGCTAACCAGGAAATCAAAAATGATGGACTCGGCGACGAGACAGCTGCCGGTGGGCAGAAAATGGGCGCGGCAGTAAAGGCTCGCGATAAATATATCTCACAGCTTATTAGGCTGAGTGTTGTTCTGAAACTCGATCCAAACAGCCGGATGATAAGACGACCTCCACTCGGTGGGAGTAAAGCCGAAAACGAATTTGACGAATTTTGATTGGGACGATGGTCCCAATTTTTAGGGACTTATTATGGCCGCGTACCCGAACGTCAATATGGCGAACCAGTATGCGCGGGATGTGCTGAACGGGAAAATACTCGCCTGCAGAAGCATTAAGCTGGCATGCCAGCGCCATTTTAATGATCTGAAAATTTCTCTCGATAAGGATTATCCCTACCGATTCGACCGTGAACTGGCGGAACGCGCCTGCCGTTTTGTTCAGCTTTTACCTCACTCCAGCGGTGATTTAGCCGGTCAAAAACTTAAGCTGGAACCCTGGCAGGCGTTTGCCTTTAGCTCGATCTTCGGTTGGGTAACGAAAAAGACCAAAAAACGCCGATTTCGTGAAGCGTATATCCGGGTAGCCAGGAAAAATGGTAAGTCATTTTTTGCGGCCGGGATTGGCACTTATATGTTTTGCGCTGATGGTGAAAACAGTGCAGAAGTCTATTGTGGTGCCACTACTATGGCACAGGCGAAAAAGGTATTCACCCCAGCCAGGCAGATGGCAGACCGGCTTCCGTCGCTCCGCTCAAAATTCAATATCTCGGTATGGGTGGACAGCCTGACTCGCCCTGATGGCTCGCTGTTCGCTCCCATTGCAGGGAAGCCTGGCGATGGTGACAGCCCACACTGCGCAATCATTGATGAGTATCACGAGCATGATACGGATCATATGTATGAGGCGATGACGTTGGGGATGGGGGCGCGTTCGCAACCTCTGGCGCTAATCATCACCACTGCGGGTACGTCTCTGGAATCGCCATGCCATGACAAGGATAAACAGGTCAAGGAAATGCTCAACGGGCATGTTCCTAACGACCGACTGTTTGGCCTGATTTACGAGCTTGATGAAGGAGACGACTGGACCGACCCGACTAACTTCATTAAAGCGAATCCGAACCTCGATGTGTCGATATCGTTTGACGATCTGCTGGCAGAGATGGAAGTCGCAAAACAGGTCCCGCGTAAGGTAAACGCCTTCAAAACTAAACGCCTCAATATCTGGGTGTCCGGTAAGTCGGCGTACTACAACATGACGCAATGGCAGGCTGCGGAAGATAAATCTCTGCGGTATGAAGACTTTGCTGGGGAGGATTATTACCTCGGTCTGGACCTTGCACGCCGTCTTGACCTTAATGCCGGCGTTGGTGTTTTTGTCCGGGAAATCGAAGGTAAAAAGCACTACTACTGCGTAAGCCCGAAATTTTGGGTACCAGAAGACACAATCAACAGTACGGATCCGAAAGAAGCTAAAACTGCAGATCGTTACCGTAAATTCAAAGAAATGGGTGTTCTGGAGGCAACAGATGGAGCAGAAGCCGATTATCGTGAGATTCTGGCCAGCATCATCGACCTGCAGGACATCCATAAGGTTCGCATCAGCGAGATCCCCATAGACCCCAGCGGAGCAACAGCTCTCAGCCATGAGCTTCAGGATAACGGTTTTGAACCGATTTCCATCCGGCAGGACTACACCAACATGTCTCCACCAATGAAAGAGCTGGAAGCAGCGCTCGCCGGTGGGCGCTTCCACCATGACGGAAATCCTGTTCTGTCATGGTGTATCAGCAATGTCATCGGCAAAACGGTGCCGGGTAGCGATGATATCGTCCGACCAACGAAAGGTGACAAACAGTCAAAAATTGACGGCGCAACGGCGCTTCTTATGGCCATAGGTCGTGCAAGCCGGGCGAGTAATTCATCCGTTTACGACGAGGAAGATGTAGCATGCTAATGACGTTTTTAAGTTTTTTTATCGGCCTCGCCGGAGCCGCATTACTGTCTGCCGGTGCTTGGCTTATTTCACCTGCAGCCGGGCTTATTACTGGCGGTTCAATCTGCCTGCTGTGGTCATTTTTAATCGCGAGATCGATGTCTGCCAGCGTAAATAAATCGGGGGGTGAATAATGTTCATTCCCCAGATGTTTCGGGGTAAATCTCAGTCTGGTGGTGGTTTCTGGCAGGCGATGCTGGGTGGTGTGAGTCGTTATCGGCGGTCCGGGCATGTGTAACGCTTCTGGCAGAATCGGTGGCGCAGCTGCCGTGTGAACTTTACAGGCGAGGCGCTAACGGAGGCCGTGAACGGGCGACTGACCACCCTGTTTATGATCTGATTCATTCCCAGCCCAACAAAAAAGACACCTCATTTGAATACTTTGAACAGCAGCAGGGCCTGCTTGGTCTGGAGGGGAATTGCTACTCGATCATCGACAGGGACGGGAAAGGTTATCCCCGCGAATTAATCCCGGTCAATCCCAAAAAAGTCATAGTCCTGAAAGGGCCGGACGGGATGCCATATTATGAACTACCCGAAATTGGCGAAACGTTGCCAATGCGCATGATGCATCATGTGAAGGTCTTCTCGCTGGATGGCTATATTGGCAGTTCCCCAATCCAGACGAACGCGGACGTTCTTGGGTTAAACCTGGCCGTGGAAGAGCATGCTTCTCAGGTTTTTCGCCGTGGCTGTACGATGAGTGGCGTTATTGAGCGTCCAAAAGAAGCCGCGACAATCAAAAGCCAGGATGCTATAGACCGCTTGCTGGCAAAGTGGACGGACAGGTATTCCGGCGTCAGAAACGCCTTCTCTGTTGCATTGCTTCAGGAGGGGATGAGCTACAAGCAGTTATCTCAGGACAATGAGAAAGCGCAACTATTGGGATCCCGACAATGGGGCGTGGAAGAGGTTTGTCGGCTCTATAAAATCCCGCCTCATATGGTGCAGATGCTGGCGAAAGCCACGAATAACAACATTGAGCACCAGGGGCTGCAGTTTGTGATGT